TCACGCATGACGGCGGCTGCCTCATTGCCGATGTCGAGCCGCCAGTCACCCGCATCTGGCAGGGGGATAGCCACGAACCGGAACTTGAACTTCGAGGCGATTGCTTCCCGCGTGGGGTAGTCGTCGCTGTTCCACATGCCGCCGAGCTTGACCTGCGCTTGCCCACGCTCCCAGTCGTACGCATCGAGGAACAACTGAACAAGCCGCCAGAACTCGTTTTGCAGGTCGGTCATCGTCGACTCGTAGCCATCCCGGTCTGGTGTACCGATGTACTTAGCCGTGGGGCACAGCCGCATGCCAAGGTCTGACCACGGCATCGTCATGGCGTAGTGCGCATTGCGAGCGTTGGCTGCGAACTTCTGCACCGCATCCAATTCGGCGCAGTCACCGAGGAGCTTTTTGTGCACGTTGGCTACACCCTTGGCGGCACCGTTTTGTGTGGTGATGTCATTGGATGCGCGCTTGTCGAGCTTGCGCCCAGTCCAGCACGAGATGGACAGGTCGATGAGGACAGCCGAGGACGAGATGCTCGGGGCGGCGATGGTGGGGGCTTGCATGTTCATGGTTAGTTCCTTTGGTTTGTTAGGGATTCCCTAACGGGTTTGGTTTGCTTGTCCAGACGCTTATCGACTGAACAGACTACAGTATAACACAGGATGTCACGTTTGTCAATGATTTGCTATGGTCTGTCACCTTCCGATAAACAGGCACTCATGGGCGTGCCGTTTGCCCTTGCTGTCGATGTACGTTTCACCGCACCCTGCGAACCATTCGAGTATGGCAACCGCGAGCACGATGGCAATGGCTACGCACAGGATGAGTTCGAGCATACGTAATGCGATGCGCTTGATAAGTTGTTTCATGGTGTACCTCACATGTTGCGGTTTAGCCAGTATTCGCGTGCCCACATTGCTTGGAGTAGGGCGAGCCCGGCGTAATCGATGGTGATCAGGTTGTCGCGTTGTGCACGGTCAACGGCGAACTTGGTGCGCCGTGACATGTACTCGTGAAAGGGTAGGTTGAATAGGTCGGTCATGTTTTTCTCACGTGGTGCGTTTTGGATTGAGTTGTTTGAGCAGGCTGATGTCGGTGAACAGCATGTAGTTGGATTTGTTCATCGGGGCGATGGTGTGGCGCACGGCTCGGGCTTGGGTATCGCCGCAAGGCATGCACAGATGGTAGCCCGCGTTGGCACGCTTGGGGCTGTAGGTGTCGCCGCACGAGGCGCACCGGGGTTTGAGTCGGCGGTTGTGTCCCACGGGTAATGTTCCTTTTTTGGTTAGTTCGAATGTTCTGTTAGGGAGTCCCTAACAATGTTCCTTTGTTCGATTTCGGTCGATTTGCTTTGTTCGCTTTTTCCACCTAATCAACCTCTATTATATATCAAAACGTGACATTTGTCAAGTGTTTCTGGTGGGGCGTGGCAGGGGCTGCTGAAAGGTGTAATGTACTGAATGTTCTTATAATGTAGTTGTGCAAGTCCTTGATGTGCCATATTGTTCTATAAGTCTGGCAAAAAAGGACACACCCTACCCCCTGCGAGTTGGACGCGGATTACGCATAGCCTTGGGGCGCGCTCGCGGAAAAATAAAAAAGGTAGTGGGTGTTTTTTTTGAAAATCGAACATTTATGACTTTGTTAAGAAATGATATAGAAGTGCACGTTCTGATAGGCACAAAACAGCACGGCCCGCCACGCCGCTTCAGGAACTGGCATCAAACTATAATGTACCGTAGCAACAGAACATTATAGGAACATTCGTAGAACATTATCGAAAAATCGAACATTGTAAACACACCATAACAACGAGTTTGTGTGTTGAAATCGAACATTGTTAGGGAGTCCCTAACGAACAATCGAACATTAGGATTAACGAACAATAGAACATTGTCGTTTTCGAACATTGCCGCTCGCCGCTGCTCTGGGAACTGGCATCATTGGTTGTTAGGGAATCCCTAACAACCGGGTTGATCAGGCTCACAAAGGCTCACGGGTGCAGGGTGCGAAGTCATCGCGCAGGATTTTTGGACAAAAAAAAAAGCCCCGCTTTCGCGGGGCTCTGTTAGGGATTCCCTAACTTACGCATTCGCAGGGATGCGAGCGAGTGCGTTTTGCAGGTCCTTGATGAAGGCGCTGATGTCCTTGATCGTGGTGCTTTCTTTCTTCTGTGCTTGGTCAATCATCTCAGCGAGCACCTTACGCTTGGTCGCTTCCCATGACGACTTATCAGACCCAGCGCCGTCTGATTCCTCACCCTGACGCTCACGCTTTGACAAGGCATTGCGCAGGTCTTTCATCTTCGAGCCGATCTGCTGTTGCCAGTAACGCTTGTCCGTCTTTTGCGACTCGCTGAGCGTCTTGGTGTCTTTCTTCAAGAGCACTTGCACTGCCGTCGTGAACCCGAGCACGATGCTAACTTGCACCGCTTCGTACAGTGCGCGGGGCTCATCCTTGCCCGGTGCCTTGAGCATTTCCGCTGTTACCCCATCAGCGTGAAGCGCGTCGACTGCCTTGGTCTTTGCCTTGTCAGCTTGCGCAGACTTGCCAGACCAAGCACTGATGTCCTTCAGGGTTTCGTTGGACACTTTGACGTTGTTAGTTGCTTTCATGGTTTTTCCTTGTGCATCGGGTTGAGTTGGTATCGAACTAGATGCGTCGTTCGATGGGATGAACTGTACGCGATAACGTGTTACCTGTCAAGGAATGGCACGATCTGGCACGATCTGTTAGGGAATCCCTAACACGGCGACGGCGCAGGACGGCTTCGAAAGGGAAAAAGCCGATCTGGGCGACCCACCCGCACCCGGCCCCCCGCGCGCAGTTTGGAGTCCCAGTGGCCGCGTAGGTATGCTATTCCACTCAAATACCCCCCACTTCTTTGCGTTGGGACCCCATACCCTACGTAATTTGTTATCTACAACCGTAACATCACTCACCAAAACAAATTATTGTGTGTACCCCCACCGCCCAAATTACTCACTATTTTTCCGTCGGCCCCATGCTTCCGGTTTGTGCAACACCCCCCGTCAATCGTTGACATCCTTTGCCAAAAGAAAATACACTCCGCAATAACCGGTCTAAGGACTTGCGAATGACAATTGAACTGACGCCTGAATTGGGCGTGGAAATAACGCCTGATATTTCGTATATTGACCTGCGAGAGCGGGCCGAAGCGGCGTGCCGTTCGGCGCTTTTGCTAGAAAAACATGGGTTGGACCTTGAACCGACCGCTGCTGATAAAGAAGCAGCCGCTGCGCTGACCACGGCGTATGCAGAAGACCCCCAGAAGGCTTCCAAAGCGGTCAACCACGTGCGTGCATCCACGTTAACTGCACCGTCGCTAATAAATATCCGCGATTACCTCGACGAATATGGCAAAGCTGTGGTCACACATGCTTTGGAGATGCGCCATTTGGTGACAAACAGGCTGCTGGAGGAGTCTCGAAACCCTGATCCACGCATCAGAATCCGTGCGTTGGAGCTTTTGGGTAAACACAGCGACGTTGGGCTGTTTTCTGAGAAGCAGGAACTCACCGTTACGCATCAAACCACGGACGAACTCAAAGAAAGGCTGCGTTATAAGCTGCAAAGGCTGCTGCGAAAGGCAGAGCCGGTGGAAGATGCTGTGGTTGTGGGTGGTGAGATCATAGACGTTGATGCGGAACTCGGGCTAACTGTAGAAAAAGTAGCGTTGACACCCCCCGAAACCGAAAATTCGCCAGAAATTTGCGAAAAATCTGCAAAAACCGATGAAATTTTGCCCCCTGCGCAAAAATAATGACCACGGATACTGCGATTGACCCAGATTTGGACTTCACGGAGGAAGAAGTCCAGTTGATGTTGAACAACATCGACTCATACACCCCTGAAGAACAGGTAGAAATTGAAAAAATCGCTGATGTTTTGGCCCAGCGCAAGCAGGCCAAGGCGTGTTTTGATGATCTGATTGAGTTTTGCAAGCACATGCAGCCCGATTACAAGGTTGGTAAGCACCATAGGGTGCTGGCTGACCTGCTTATGGCGATTGCCAAGGGCGACAAAGATCGTGTGTGCGTGAACATGCCACCACGTCATGGCAAATCGCAGTTAGTTAGTATTTACTTCCCGGCATGGTTCATAGGACGTTACCCTAACAAGAAGGTTTTGATGGTGTCCCACACCACAGACCTCGCCGTGGACTTTGGACGGAAGGTGCGAAACATCATCGATAGCGATGAATACCGCCAAATTTTCCCAAACGTAGCCCTTGCAGCCGACAGTAAATCAGCCGGGCGATGGAACACAAGCGTGGGTGGCGAATACTTCGCCTGCGGTGTGGGCTCTGCTTTGGCCGGTCGAGGTGCCGACCTCCTTCTTGTTGACGACCCGCACAACGAACAAGACATCATCAACGGCAACTTTGGGGTGTTTGAGAAGGCATACGAGTGGTTTACATACGGTGCCCGTACCCGTCTGATGCCGGGTGGACGTGTGGCCATCGTGCAAACACGGTGGCATCAGGACGACCTGACCGGGCGTGTGACCCGGGATATGGCCCAGAACGACGACGCCGATCAGTATGAGGTGGTGGAGTTCCCAGCCATCATGACTGTGGAGCGCGATGGCACCCAGATTGAAAAGCCACTATGGCCTGAGTTCTTTGACCTCAAGGCGTTGTACCGGACAAAGGCATCTATGCCTGTGTTCCAGTGGAACGCGCAATACCAGCAAAACCCCACCGCCGAAGAAGCCTCAGTCGTCAAACGTGAGTGGTGGAATATCTGGGAGAAGGACGATCCGCCGGAGTGTGAGTACATCATCATGACGCTGGATGCCGCAGCCGAGACCCACAACCGTGCCGACTTCACAGCAATCACGACGTGGGGGGTGTTCTTCAACGAGGAGCGTGAAGGCCCCGGGGCAAATACCTACAACGTCATCCTCTTAAATGCGATAAAGAAGCGGGTGGAGTTCCACCAGCTTAAAGAGTTGGCGACGGAGGAGTTTAGGGAGTGGGAGCCCGATGCGTTTATTGTTGAGAAGAAGTCCAGCGGTACAGCGCTTTATCAAGAATTGCGACGCACTGGTGTGCTTGTGCAGGAATACACACCTCACCGTGGTAGCGGTGACAAGCTAGCAAGGTTAAACTCCGTATCGGATATCGTGAGATCAGGACTGTGCTGGGTACCTCAAACACGATGGGCGGAGGAGGTGATCGAGGAGATCGCTGGGTTTCCGTTCATGACAAACGATGACTTGGTTGATACCACAGTGATGGCCCTCATGCGATTCCGTCAGGGTGGGTTCATCAGACTTCCCAGCGATGAGCCTGAAGAAATCAGGTACTTTAAGTCGCGGAGTAAGAACCGCTATTACTGAAAGGATTGAGCATGAGAGAAAATTCTGTTACCGAAATGCTAGTGGGGTTTCCAGACCTGATCTCAGCGCAAGTGTTTTGGGCGTCGTTAGAAGAACCCGAAAAGTTTCATATTGTACGAATCCATAACGGGGCCCTTGATGGCAAGGTGCTTGCGTATTTGGTTACCAAAAACGAGGAGTAACCATGGCCACGAGCAGCATGGAAAAAGGATTGTATGCCGCGCCGGAAGGATTGCCCGGTGAGGAGGATGAAGGCATCGCCGTCGAGATCGCGCTAGATACGCCAGTAGGCGAAGTCGAAATCACCGAGTTGCCCGACGGTACGGTTGAAGTATCACTTGAAGGTGGTAGCTCTGAGAAAGATGGTGAAGGTGAGTTTGGTGACAACCTCGCTGAGTTTATGGATGAGGCTGCACTATCGTCGCTAGCTAGTGAACTCACTGAGCTTGTTGATGCTGACATCACATCACGTAAAGAGTGGGCGGACACATTCGTCAAGGGCCTTGAGGTACTAGGCTTTAAGTACGAGGAGCGCACTGATCCGTGGGATGGTGCATCAGGTGTGTTCTCAACCGTGCTGGCCGAGGCTGCTATCCGGTTCCAAGCTGAGACCATGGCTGAGACTTTTCCAGCCGCTGGGCCAGTCAAGACAAAGATTCTGGGTAAGGTGACTAAGGAGAAGGAAGAATCAGCCGAGCGCGTGCGCGAGGACATGAACTTCCAGATCACCGAGAAGATGGTGGAGTACCGCTCAGAGCATGAGCGAATGCTGTACTCGTTGGGCCTTGCGGGTTCTGCGTTTAAGAAGGTCTACTACGACCCCAACATTGGCCGTCAGGTCAGTATTTATCTCCCAGCAGAAGATGTGATTGTGCCTTACGGCACCAGCCACATCGAGACAGCCGAACGTATCACTCACGTGATGCGTAAGACAAAGAATGAGGTCGAGCGCCTGATGGCCGCAGGCTTCTATAAAGAGTGTGATCTGGGTGAACCTACTCAGTTCCACACCGATATTGAGAAGAAAAAGGCCGAGGAGGGTGGGTACACACTACAAGATGATGACCGGTATGCGCTGCTAGAAGTCCACGCCACGATGTGTATTGAGGGGGTGGACGACGAGGAGGACGACCTCGCTAAGCCATACGTCATCACCATCGACAAGGGTACAAACAAGGTGCTGGCAGTGCGCCGTAACTGGGATGAGGACGACCCCCTCAGGCTCAAGCGCAATCACTTCGTGCACTACGTCTACGTGCCGGGCTTTGGCTTTTATGGCCTGGGCCTGATCCACATCATTGGTGGATACGCTCGCGCTGGCACTTCTATCATTCGTCAGTTGATTGATGCTGGCACGCTGTCAAACCTGCCGGGTGGACTGAAATCGCGGGGCCTGCGCATCAAGGGTGACGATACGCCCATCCAGCCGGGCGAGTTCCGTGATGTTGATGTGCCCTCGGGCAGCGTCAAAGACAACATCATGACCCTGCCGTACAAGGAGCCGAGCCAGACGCTTCTTGCTTTGTTACAGCGCATTACTGAAGAAGGTCGCCGCCTTGGCGCAATCAGTGATATGAACGTGTCGGACATGAGCGCAAACGCTCCTGTGGGCACGACGCTGGCACTGCTGGAGCGCACGCTCAAGCCGATGGCAGCAGTTCAGAGCCGCGTGCACTACGCGATGAAGCAGGAGTTCAAGCTCCTCAAGGCAATCATCGCTGACTACGCTCCAGAGGAGTACAGCTATGAGCCCGAGACCGGGCACATCATGGCTCGCAAAAGCGACTACGCAACAGTTGATGTCATCCCTGTCAGCGACCCCAACAGCAGCACGATGGCTCAACGTGTGGTGCAGTATCAGGCCGTATTTCAGATGGCCCAGAGCGCACCGCAGATTTACGATCTGCCGTATTTGCACCGCCAGATGATTGAGACGCTGGGCATCAAGAACGCCGACAAGATCGTGCCCACGAGCGAGGATGCTAAGCCCAAGGACCCTGTGAGCGAGAACATGGCAGCTCTGGTGGGCAAGCCCATGAAGGCGTTCATCTATCAGGATCACGACGCGCACATCGCTACTCACCAGTCGTTCATGCAGGACCCAATGATCGCGGCCAGTATTGGCCAGAACCCCATGGCCCAGCAGATCATGGCCAGCTTGCAAGCACACATCGCCGAGCACTTGGGCTTCAGCTACCGCAAGCAGATCGAGGAGCGTCTGGGCGTGCAGTTGCCCCCGCCCGACGAGAAGTTGCCCGAGGACATCGAGGTGCAGTTGGCACGGCTCATGGCCGACGCTGGCAAGCAGGTTGCACAGGCGCACCAGCAGCAGGCCGCACAGCAACAGGCGCAACAGCAAGCGCAAGACCCGCTGTTCCAGCTTGAGCAAGCTAAGGTCCAGACTAAGCAGATGGAGGTTCAGGCCAAGGCCCAGAAGATGTCTGCCGACGCTGTGCTCGCGCAGGCCAAGCAACAGGCTGATATGCAGTTGGCCGCACAGAAGCTCATGCTGGAACGTGAGCGCGTGCAGATTGAAGCTATGAAAGAGGGCAAGCGTATTGCCTCTCAAGAAACTCAAAACCAGCAGCGGTTGAA